GTGACAGTGTAGTATGTTGTAAAAACTCCGGGGCTAGTTTCGACTTGGTATGAAGAATATTCAACCGTTACCTCTGCTTGCTCCCACGTTACTGCGAGGAATAGTTCTCTGTATATGTCAAATAAGTTTTGAGAACTTAATTGGTTAATTCGACCTTCAGTAAGTTCCCATGCATAAGGAAGACCACTCATAGATCCAAAGAAATCTGATACGGTATATGATCCGCTTGGTCCACTTCCCAGCGAACAAATTTCCTGACTTGTATCTGTTGCAGCTTGGTCGGTTGGTTTACTTGTTCCTGCGACTAGTGGTAAGTCTGCTGTGTTTTCTATACCCTTTGCTACTTTAGCAAATACTTCAAAATTTACATTTTCAATATTGTTAATTTGTCGCATAGAATAGGCGAAAGCGCCAGCAGCAGTAGCCCAAGCAGCAGGGATTACACCATCTAGATAAGACCCGAATCCTTTAGGTAATTCTAAATAATTTTCCGGTGCTAAAGTATCATCATAGACTGGGGGAATTCCTTTAGGAATAATTGTACCTACATAATCTTGAATTTCCGGGGAATCTAAAGTTGAATTGACTCCACCGTTTTCATATATCAAATAATAAGTTTTACTATTAGTAGGTAAACCTAAAGAAGCGTTATATACCGGAACTGTTAATGAAGGATAGCTGAGGGGGAACATCTTTTCTAGATTTAGTAAATCTGCAAGAGTCTCTAGTCCTTGAGTAGTGCATTGTAAAGGGGCCAATATGTTAGCTAAATTTTCGCCAGTGATTATCAAAAACGCGCCTAATATATTTTGTTCGAGTTGTACTGACCAATTAGGAAGTATGCCTGAAACTATTGAAGAAATTTCTTCTTTAGTCAATCCAGCAGACAATAGTGCTAGACCCAAATCTTGCGTCATTGCACCTGCTTTACCTATTGCCATTAACAAGTTAGAAGGCATTCCAAATGTTTCAATTCTAGATAAGTCTATTACTTTACCTAAATTTTCTAAATCCGTACCAAAATCAATTCCTGACAAACTTACCCCGGCAATATCCGCGCTAGTAAGATCATCCATGTTGCTATACACGCCATCTAAGAATGTATTGGAATTATCGATAACATGAATAGATTGATTTGAGTCTGAGATAAAACCAGAAACAGTCATGAAAGATGATAGAAATTCTTTGTATTCGGGTGTATCTAATTCAACCTCAGTTCCATTCCAGTTAAATTCATTCCACGCTTGCAGTGCGTGACAGCGAATCCATCCCCACTTAGTAATACTAGTGTTAGGATTTGCTGTACTATCTCCTGTATATGGATACCAAGTAGCATTTTCTTTTTGATTGACTACTCCATATCCTTGTAATGGATCTCCTATACTATTTGCATAATTTCCATAGCCAGATGTTGCGGGACCCGGTAACGCATTTGGATTACCGTTCTGCGCGCCATATAATTCAGCAACACACTTAGTAGTAGAATCAAGAGAAATTCTTGCCCAAACACCTGCAGGATCGATTGGAATGTAAGTTGGAGGTTTTGCATTACCTAGAGCCTCACATACGCCGCTACCTATAGATATAAGATTGTCATATGTAGAAACAGATAGTGTATTGCCTCCCCCGGGACTTCCGCGTTCATAACCATCATTGATTGCCCAAGTCAGTAAGCGAAGTACTGTATTATCAACTAAACTACCAAAGAAATAAGTATCATTGGTTTTGCTTTCGCCCATATAGGATGCTGCAACCGGATTGATAGTTAGTCCAGCATTCTGTAATATAGATCCTAGTATATTAACTGCTAGAGGAGATTGTCTGCCTGTATCTGCCATATTTACGGAACGAAAACGTTGTCGCTTCCCTGATTAACTGCGTGACCGCAAGTAGTACTTGAGCCAACTCGTAGAACAGGGACACCATCAGCAAAAACAGTAGGACTTCCTGAGCTAGTTTTCGAAGATTTGTGTTTGCCGCCACCTGGATGGCTTGATATGTCACTGACATGTAAGCCTACTGGCTTACCATTTGCAAATACAGTACTAGAACCGCGAAGAATCTTTCCGTTGCCTGCTGTAGTATCACCTTTTCTACTGAGTTTTGGCATTTGTTATCCCATTATAATCTTTTTGTCAGGAACTACTAACCCAGTAGTTGCCTCAATATACTTTGATTTGACTGATTCGTCAGTCAATGCATATATTGTTACGTTATTAATATTTAGTCTTGCAGGATCCTTCGGATTTGCAGTAAACATGCTCTGCATCAATCCCATACCCTGAGGACCCGGTGCAACTGATACTGGATCATGCAACAATACATTATGATCTTCAATTGCAGTAACTTTTCCTACAACTTCTTCGCCGCTAGTAAGCTTAAAAGTGTATACTTCTCCAACGTTAATTTTCATTATTTTTCTTTCTTATGCTGCTTCTGCTAAGAACTTAGCACGAAGTTCTGTGAATCCACCGACTAGTTCGCCGTCGAGGAAAATCTGAGGGACTGTGCGGGCAGCAGGTACAGCTTCTAGTAGTTGATCCTTTGTCCAGCCATCACCAATCTTTCTTTCTTCAAACTCAATTCCCTTTTGAGTTAATAATGCTTTTGCCTGCACACAATAGGGGCAGTTATCTTTTGACCATACAATCGCTCTCATTTTTTTCTCCTTATCGCTTTATGTATAATTGTTCAATAGTATATGCTAATTTATCGGGTAATGGAATATTATTTTCCCAAACACCAGTATCAAGTTTATGCTTTATGCAATCAAAAACTAGTTGATTGTATTCTGGAACTAAATGACCGATCATGATCTCAAAGTTTTCTTTGTATTTAGTTGCAAATTCAACCCCGTCAATATCTAATAATTTACATTGATGATCATATAGTTCGTATAGACGAGGTGTATCGGCTGAAATAATGTCTAAAATTTCTTGCGGAAGATTAGGAAATGAAGGAATAATCAAGCATTCTGTATCTAATTTGCTTACTTTGTCTATCATTAAGCTAGCCATTTCTTCTAAATAAGTTGGGTCTGATGCTAAGTACCAACCAATCAAATCATTTTTTCTTGGTTGAATAAAATCATTTTCGTCAAACCAATCTAAAGTAGATAGATTAGGGAAGTGTAACTCATTACCGCTTACATTAACAACCGACGGATATCTACTAGGTTCTGTAATTAAGAAGATGTTAAGATCATGTTTATGAAAATTCTTCTTAAACTTCACATATGAATAATAAATGCTAGAACCTGCCGCACCGTAGTTTGTTAGTTCGCAATTAAAGTGTTTTTGTAGTAAGCTAGACCAGTGATTTTCTTTAGCGACTGTATCTATTCCGCCGCCAGTAAAACTATCTCCGTATACACCTATGTTTTTGTAACTTCGGTACATAATCAACCTTATAAGCTTGGTAGCTCATCGTAATCAAGAACGTCACTCATAACGCCGATTACATAATTAGTTGATTCATTTTCTTGTAGTGCGGTCTGCTTCTTGCTAGTATCACTATGCTTGTTGAACCAAGGAATAGGAGTACTCTTTGGAGCAGGATTCCAGTACTTGATACCGATATCCTTCAATGCACCTACTGCTGTATAGTCAACGAAGTCCTTGAGAATAGCAGCGTTAAGACCAATGACTGGTCCCTTCTGGAACAGATAATCAGCCCATTCTTTTTCTTCACGAATAACGTCTCTATAAATCTGCAATACTTCTTCTTGACATTCAGTTGCAGCCTTAGCAAAGCGAGGATCTTCCTTGACAACTTGATTGATCAAGAATGCAGTCCAGCCCTTATGCAATAGTTCGTCTTGTAGAATCAAACTGATAATGTTGCCATTACCAATATAAATCTTATTCTCAACCATTGCAAGACTTGTAGCAAACGACACCATGAATCTAAACGCTTCAAGTGCATAACTTGCATGAAGTGCAAGATAGATAGCCTTAATATGTTCTTCTTCTGGAACAACAATGCCTGCTTCTTTCTTGCAATTAAGAACGTGAAGCTTATCGTAATAGTCACCTACACTGCTTGCCATGTCAACAATTTCTTGTGTATCATGGATAGTATTGAACACTTCCTTTGGCACATTGTAAATGTTACGAATGATGTGGCTGTAACTACGACTGTGAATGTTCGTCTCAAAGAATGTCCAATTGTAAACCAATGCTTCAAGTTCAGGCAATGATACAACAGGAGTAAAGATTTGCGAAGGGCCTCTACCCTGCAAACTATCAAGTGCGGTTTGACGCAATAGATTGCTAGTAAAGATATGCTTTACAGCATCACTAGATTCTTTATGATCCTGTGCATCCTTAGTCAAGCTGATTTCTTCTGGTACCCAGAAGAACCCACGTGCGGTCTTTTCAAAATCAGCAATCTTGTTATACTTGACTTCTTCAAATCTTTGAATAGTCACTGGACCCGCAGGATCAAGAAACATCTTGCGATTAAGATAGTCTGTCTTAGTGGTTAAATTATACTGTGCCTTACTCATAGTTTACAACTCTCACAATCTGCGTCTTCTTCAAAAAAGTCAATATCTTCCAATGGTGCTTCTACTTCGTCTTCCATCTTAGAACCCTTCTTATTAATCAATGAGTAATAGAAGGTCTTGATGCCCCATAGTTGAGCCTGCATCAAGTTCTTAGCAATCAATGTTGTAGGGACTTTACGCTCTGGGAAGTGTGCTGGATTATAGAATGTGTTAGTTGAAATACTCTGATCAGTGTACGCAGCTAATACGGCAGCAGTCTTAATATAGCCAACACAGTCTGTTTGTTCCCACATCAACTGATACTTGTTCTTTAGTTTCTGATATTCAGGAACAACTTGAACGAATGAACCAGCCTTTGATTCCTTAGTAGAAATCAGTGCCATTGGCATTTCAATACCATTAGTTGAATTGATAACAACACTGCTTGATTCAACAGGGGCAATAGCCATCAATGTAGCATTACGAACTCCGTGTTCTTTGATTTCATTGCGTAGTGATTCCCAATCAAGTTCAGGAGTAAAGTTAGCAAGAGTATTCACGCCCTTTGCTCTGAGTTCCCAAGGGAAGATACC